TTATTGAAGGCTACAACGTGGCAGACCTTGCTTGGGGTACTGCTTCGGCATCTACAGCTACGTTGTCTTTTTGGGTTCGTTCAAGTTTGACTGGTACGTTTGGCGGGTCTATTGCCACGACAAAAACTGCTGTTTGGGTTATGCCATTCAGCTACACAATTTCTTCAGCCAATACTTGGACATACATCACTGTAGCCATCACAGCGCCAACAGCAACTGGCGGCACTAACACAGGAAATACTGCTGGCGTTTATGTTCGTTTTGGACTTGGTGCGGCGGGAACAGCTTCTGGCGGAACTGCTGGAACATGGACAAATGCAAGCAACTACTTGCAACCAAGTGGAACAGTAAACGTAGTCGGCACAAACGGTGCAACCTTCTACATCACAGGTGTCCAGCTTGAGAAAGGCTCAACAGCAACGAGCTTTGACTACAGGCCGTATGGCACTGAGTTGGCTTTGTGTCAGCGTTATTACGAGGTTTTGATGAAAACCGATAGCGGTGATGCCAATAGACCAGCGGCAGTAGTGGCACTTACATCAACTATATTTTTCAATATTTTGTATAAAGTAAACAAAAGAACAAGCAGTCCCACCGTAACATTTACTGCTGGAGAAGTTTATTCTGGTGGTTGGAGTGCCTTTACGAGCCCAACAGTAACTGGTGCAAATGATATTGCCGCCCAATTTGAAGGTACTAAATCGGGTTTAACAGTAAATTCTGCATATATTGTGAAAAATGCAGGGATAACCGTAAGTGCGGAGTTATAAAATGTACAAAGAAGTTTTTAACAAATTAGACAACGTAAAAGCAAACATTGTTTGCCGCATTGCCGACAACGCATTCATTCCAATGGATGAACAAAATTCAGACTACCAAGCCTATCTTGCTTGGGTGGCTGAAGGCGGTGTCCCAGAGCCAGCAGATGAGGTGACAGGTGGATAACGTCGAGAAAGAGTTTGCCATCCATCAGGCGATCTGCGATCAGCGTTACAAGGCCATTGAGGACAAGTTGGAGTCAGGCAAGAAGCGCATGGAGAAGATTGAGATTCAACTCTACATCGTCATCGCCGCCATCTTGTTTGGCCCAGGTGTCGCTGCCGACATTGTGAAAAAGCTGTTGGGGCTGTAACGATGTGGACCCAATCAGCATCTGCCTTCTTGCGGCTGGCCTTGTCAAGAACATCCAAGCTGGGTGCGAGCTTTACAAGCAAGCCAAAGAGTCTTTTGTTGAGATCAAGCAGACTGCTGATGAAGTCATTGCCATTGGCAAAGAGGTTCAAGGATTTTGGAATCAGCTTCTCAAGTTCTTTGGAAGTAAGCCAAAGCCAAAGCAGTCATCGTCAAAGCCTCTGGCGAAAAAGAAGTCGGCCTATGTTGCAGTCGATGAGACACAGGTCAAAGTTGACATTGTTAAAAACCTGACAGAGTTTTTTAGACTGCAAGAGCAGTTGGCGGCACACATCAGGGAGGAAGAAGAAAAGAGCCTGACAGTCTATGACCCCGATCAGAACTTGATGGAGGCGGCGCTCAAGCGAGTGATGGCACAGCAAGAGATGGACAGGCTGGTGGTGACGATCAGAGAAACGATGGTGTATCAGTCACCGCCAGAGATGGGTGCTCTGTACAGCGAGGTTTTCAAGATGCGTCAAGTCATCTCTGAGGAACAGGAAAAAGCTAGGCTCAAGGAGGAGGCGAAGAAGAGGCAAGACGCATGGCTACACAGGCAAGAGGAAAGAAACCTGCAAGCAAAGCTGGCGGCACTAGCAGCGACTTCTTTATTCCTCCTTTACCTGTGGCTGTGGCTTCTCCTCGTGAGTCGCTGGGGGAAAGCATAATGGGCTGGATCGCTGCATGTGTGTTGGTGGCTCTGCTTCTCCCCTTGGGCGCAATGCTTTATCTCGACATCTTGGAGGCCAAGCATGATGTGAAACAAGAGGTAGAGAAGGTCCAAAAGATGAGACGTGAAATTGAACAGGAGAGACGCAAAAATGACAAGACATGAACTTTCACTGCTGGCGCTGACTGTTTGCGTTGGCATCCTCTGCGGCTTGCTGGCTGGCTGCGAAGATCGATTCAGATACCCTTGCCAAGATCCAAAGAATTGGGAACTTGCTGAGTGCAAGCCGCCAATCTGCACAGCCACAGGCACATGCCCTGACCAGTTAATCAAACCCGAACAGGAGAAGAAGTGATGGCAACCATCGGATACAAACCAAACAACCGTCTGTCACCTGAAGAGATCGAGGCTCGCGTGTGGGCTTGGGTGATCTTCGTGATCTCCATCATCTTGCTGGGTTCATGTTTCAGCTTCATCTATTCGGTGACGTTCGTGACCCAGCCGATGTCTTCTATGGCCCCCATCGACAAGGTTTACACCAAGATGATCAACGACATCATGCTGCTTTGCACTGGCGTCTTGGGTGGTGTGGCTGGCCGCAAGGCCGTGTCTGCTGCTGTGGCTACAGCCACCGCCAAGGCAGAGGCCACTGACAACGATGAGCCACCAGCACCATGAAGGATATTCTTGGCGGCCTGCTGATGCTGGTGCTTGTGTTTGGCGGTGGATATTGCACCGGCAAGCACTATGAGCAAGAGGCCCAGCAGGCCGAGGTTGACAGGCTCAACACCGAAGCCAGGGCCAAGGAGAAGGCTTTGGCTGACGCTGTAACAACAACTGCAAATGCACTGAGGGTATCGAATGAAAAAGCAAAGATGGCTACAAAGCAGCGCGATGCTGCTATTGACAGTGGCGCTTACAAGTTGCGGGTTCCTGTCAAAACGTCCTGCCCCGTACCAGCCGCCACAGATCCCACCGCTCCCGCCGGAGATAGTGGAGGAGCGCCATCAGCCGAACTTGACCCAGCGTTTGGAAAAGCTCTTTTCGAACTGACTGATGAGGGTAATAGAGCCATTGAAAAGCTCAATGCTTGCATCAGTTTGTACAACCAAGCCCTTGAATCACAGAAAGGTATCAAATGACACAACTCACCGCCAACTTCAGTCTGCATGAACTCAGCAAGTCAGAGACAGCCCTGCGCATGGGTCTGGATAACACGCCAGATGACGAGGCGACAGAGAATCTGCGCCTGCTGTGCGAGAAGGTGTTGCAGCCTGTGCGTGACCATTACGGCAAGGGCGTGAAGGTGAACTCAGCTTATCGCAGCCCTGAGTCCAATGCGGCGGTCGGCGGGTCAAAGACCAGCGACCACTGCAAGGGCATGGCGGCTGACATTGAGATACCTGGCGTTGCTAACGCTGACTTGGCTCAGTGGATCATGGATAACTTGGACTATACCCAGCTCATTTTGGAGTTCTACACGCCAGGTATTCCAGACAGCGGATGGGTTCATGTCAGCTATGACCCGAACAACCTCAAGAAGCAAGAACTGACGGCCACCAAGGTTGCCGGTAAGACGCAATATTTGCCTGGTCTAGTCGCATAATTTAGGTCATGGCTACCAATCTGACTCAGCAGCTCGACACACCAGCGCCACCCAATTTGGGGACGCCTGATGTGCTTTACAGCGAAAGCTATTTCAGACAGACCAATGGCAGCCTCAATGTCTATTTCAACAAGCTGCGCAACCTGTTTGGTGCGTTGCTTGGCCCAAGGGGTGGGAAGTGGGTGAACATGCCTTATGGCGCGTTCCAAGACACTACAGACCAGACGGCCACAGCCAACACCGCCACGGTGATGACGTTCAACACCACAGACTTCAGCAATGGGGTGGTGGTGGAAGACGGCTCCAAGTTGAGGGTGTCGCAGGGTGGTATCTATAACCTGCAATTCAGCGTCCAGTTCCAGAATGCCGACACCCAATTGCATGACGTGAGCATTTGGCTTCGCCAAGATGCGGCTGGCGCTGGGACCGACATTGCCGGATCGGCTGGCCTTGTCAGCGTCCCAAACTCGCATGGCGGCATTGACGGCCATGCCATTGTTGGGTGGAATTACTTTGTGACGCTGGACGCCAACGACTTTGTGGAGATCTGGTGGTCAACACCGTCAACTCAGGTGACTATCCAGCACTATGCCGCAGGCACGTCACCGACCAGACCGTCAACGGCCTCAGTTGTTGCCACTATGTCGTTCGTGTCCAATTTGTCCACAGAAACCGCATAATTCAGCTATGGCATTCGTACCTCTCAAAATCCCACCAGGCATCTACCGAAACGGTACTGAGTACCAGTCTTCGGGCCGTTGGTATGACGCAAACCTAGTTCGCTGGTTTGAGAATACCCTGCGCCCAATTGGCGGGTGGCGTAAGAAGTCAAACAGCCAGATGACCGGCTCATGCCGTGGACTGATTACTTGGCGGGACAACAGCGGGGATCGCTGGATTGCCGCAGGTACACATTCCAAGCTCTACGCCATGAATGAGGCGGGGACTCTGAAGGACATCACGCCAACAGGTTTGACTGTTGGCATTGCTGACGCAGCCACCAAGACTGGTTTCGGTTATGGACCCTATGGCTCATACGCCTATGGCATTGCGCGTCCCGACAACGGCACTGTGACACCGGCCACCACATGGTCCTTGGACACATGGGGCGAGTATCTGGTGGCCTGCTCAGACGCTGATGGCAAGCTGTACGAGTGGCAGTTGGGATTCTCAACGCCAACACTGGCGGCGGCCATCACCAATGCACCGACAGGTTGCGCGGCGGTGATGTCAACTGCCGAAAGGTTCATCTTTGCCCTGGGCGCGTCCAACAACCCTCGGTTGGTGAAGTGGTGCGATCAGGAGAACAACACTGTTTGGACGGCTGCGGCCACCAACCAGGCTGGTGACTTTGAATTGCAGACAGTTGGCGCGTTGAAGGCTGGCAAGAAGGTGCGCGGCATCAACTTGCTGTTCACTGACGTTGACGTGCACACCGCCAGCTACATTGGCGCACCCTATGTGTACTCATTTGAGAAGGCTGGCTCTGGATGCGGTTTGATCTCATCGCAGGCTGTGGCCGCGATTGACACTGCCGCCATGTGGATGAGTAAATCAGGCTTCTGGTTATTTGATGGCTATGTCAAGCCACTGCCCTGCGATGTGTCTGACTTCGTGTTTCAGGACATGAACTACAACCAAGCATCCAAGGTTTATGCGGTGCACAACTCCAAGTATGGCGAGATCTGGTGGTTCTACCCATCAAGCGCCAGCAACGAGGTTGATTCCTACGTCACATACAACTACCGTGAAAACCATTGGAACATTGGATCCATGGCTCGCACGGCTGGCACAGACCGTGGTGTCTATTTGAATCCTCTGATGGTGTCGTCTGACGGCTACATCTACGAGCACGAGGTCGGCTTTGCGTATGACGGCGGGACTGTTTATGCCGAGTCTGGACCCTTTGAGATTGGTCAGGGTGACAACATCATGTCTGTGCGTCAGGTGATCCCTGATGAGCAGACATTGGGCGAGGTTGCCATCAGTTTTAAGACGCGAATGTACCCAACGTCAACAGAGACAACGCATGGGCCGTATTCAGCTTCACAACCGACAGATGCAAGGTTTTCTGGCCGTCAGGTGAAGATGATTGTGACTGGCGCACTGCTAGACGATTGGCGAGTTGGCGTCATGAGATTGGAAGCTGTGGCGGCTGGTAAGCGTTGAGCCTCGCTGGAAAATAGAATACTGTTAAAGGAAATCAAGATGGCAACAGCACAAGAAGTAGCACAAACAAAACAGATGGTCAAAGAGTCCATCTTGGAAGAGGGTATTAATCCAAACACCCTGATTCAACTTGGCGCAATGGCGCAAGCTGTTTTGCAAGACACATCTAAGTATCCTCAGTTTTTGCAGGCTGTTGTTGACAGTGGCTTGGCTGAAGAGGCCGACTTTACCGGCGACATTGATTATCAGATCGTTGGTGTCTTTGTTGCCGTTGGCGTGATGGTCAAGCAGATGATGGCCTCTGGCGAATTGGGAGCATGACATGGGACTGAAAAAACTTGGTACTTGGTTAAAGAAAAACATCAAGCCTATTGCGACAGTTGCGGCTGTCGTTTTCCCGCCATTGGCTCCAGCAATTGGTGCGGCTCTTGGTGCTACTGGTGCGGCGGCGGCTGTCGTTGGCTCTGCGGCTTTAGGTGCTGGTGCTAGCGTCATTGCAGGAGATAAGCCAGCAGACGTCTTAAAGAGCGCGGCTGTTGGCGGTGCGGCGGCTGGAGTTGTTAATGCAGTCGCGCCAGATTTTTTTACAAGTAGCGGTTTGTTGGGTACATCCACAGCACCTGCTGGGGCGACAGGTGAAGCGGCTACTGGATTGATGGGAAGCACATTGCCTGCGGGGGCAGGAACAGGAGCAGCTATGGCTGATACAAGTATTTTTGACAAATTGGCTGGATATGGTTCTGGCGTCCTCGACTTTGCCAAGGCAAATCCAAGTCTTGCAGGTTCATTGCTTGGCGCTTTGGGTGGGGCTGTGAGTGCCGCCAATGCGCCTAAAGAGACAACTACCACCACGTCAATTGATCCTGCGATCAAGGCTGAATATTTGGCGAATTTGGAGCGTGCAAAAAGCACTGCCGCCAACTTGGGTCCAAGAGAATTTGCGCAGCCTGGTGCAATGTATACAGAGGCCGAAAGAAATCTCTACAACCTTGGCATGACGCCATTTGGCGCTGCTGACATCATGGAGTTTTATAACCCATTTGAGGAGCAGGTTGTTCAAGGCGCTTTGGGAGATATTGAGCGTTCACGTCAGATGCAAGACGTTGCCGACAGAGCCAGAGCTGTGCAAGCCAGAGCCTTTGGCGGTTCACGTCAAGGCGTGCAAGAGGCTTTGACAAACGAGGCTGCACTGCGCACTGCGGCAACAACAGCATCAGGATTGCGTTCTGCCGGTTTCAATACTGCCGCCAATCTTGGATTGTCTGCACGTCCTTTGAACATGTCTGGCCTCACAACATCATTGGATCTGGCAAGCCGCAGAGATGCACGCAGACAAGCTGAACTCGATGCAATGCGCAATGCACCTTTGGAGCGTTTGGCTATCACTGGCGGTGCTTTGGGCTTGCAGCCTGCAAATACTGGCGGCACAACTTCACAGCCTCTGTACACAAGCACCGCTGGTAGTGCATTGTCTGGCGGCTTGACTGGCGCTTATATTGGCTCGCTGTTGCAGCCAAAACCTGTTTAAGGAAAAAACATGGCTACACAATTTGACATGGGACTGCTTGGCGATCTATTTGGCGGTGGCGGGGATACCGGCCTTGAAGGCTATCTGACGCCAGCACAGCAGCAGGCAATGCAACGCCAAGGCTTGTTGCAGGCTGCCATGGCTATTGGTCAGGCCAGCGGCCCCAGCACCACTCCACGGTCCTTGATGCAGATTCTCAGCTCTGGCGTTGCCGCTGGGCAGCAGGGCTATGCCGAAGCGCAAAAGAATGCCATCACTCAGTTGTTGACTAAGCAGAAGATGGATGAGTACAAGCGCGATCAAGAGCAGCGCCGCAGGCTTGAGGAGATCTTTGGCGCGACAGCTCCTGTAGCTGGTGCAGATGAATCTTTGGCCGCGACTGATGGTCAGGTTGCAGAAGCACCCGCCATGTCTCCTGAAGACATGCAATACAACAGGTACATGCAGGCCGCGCAAATGTTTGCCGCGACAGATCCTGGCAAGGCCGAGGCGTATCAGAAGATGGCGATGTCAATCAAGCCCCGCGAAGAAGTGACAGGCCAGCCATTTGAAGTGACTGGCGCTGACGGCAAGCCTGTGATGGTTCAGCAGTTCAAAGGCGGCAAAATCAAGACGCTGGAAGGCTTTGGCCCCAAACGCGAAGTGGTGTTGCAGAATGTTGATGGCCGAGTCATGGCGATTGACAAGAACGCATTGAAGGGTGGCGAAGTCTACGGCACAGGCATCACGCCAGCAGAGCAAAAGCGTTTGGAGATGGACGCCGCACGTCTTGGTATGGATGTCGAGCGCCTCAAGATGGAACGCCAACGCCTTGGCATGGAATCTCGCAGATTAAACATTTCAGAGCAAGAGTTCCAGCGCGGCCAATACGAGCGCATGGAGAACGAAGAGGGCGTCTTCTATGTGCCCAAGGTTCCAGGCTTGCCAGCAATCCCTGTGGCTGGCCCTGGCGGTGCGCCTCTCAAAGGCAAAGCGCCACCAAAGCCAACCGAGGGCGAGACAAACGCCGCAGGCTTTGCTAATCAGATGGAGTTGGCAAATCAAGTGATCGCCAAACTGCCAGCAGATTCACAGCCTGGCGCTGGTAGCGCAATCGCTGGCTCTGTCCCATTGATTGGTGGCGTGTTTGAACGAGGAATACAGCCAGCCGCCACACAACAATACAAGCAAGCCGCTGATGCTTGGATTCGCGCCAAGCTACGCAAAGAATCTGGCGCGGCCATTGGCGTGCAGGAGATGGAGCAAGAGTATCGGACCTACTTCCCGCAGATCGGTGACAGTGCGCAAGTTATTGCGCAAAAGGCCAATGCTCGCCAGGTTGCGACTGATGCCATGAAGAAGTCTGCTGGCAAGTCTTATCAGGCCATTCCTGAGATGCCATTGTCATCAGCAGCAACACCGCCAGTTATTCAAGATATATTGAACAAATATCCACCAAGGACTCGATGATGGCAGATCCAACTATTGACGATCTCTACAAATCGTTGGCGGCTGCTGACGCTGCGGGTGACACGCAAGCCGCACAGGCCTTGGCTGATTACATCAGGGCTTTGCAAAGTGTGCGACCAGCACCAGCCGCGCCAAGCGTGACTGATCAGCTTGGCCGCCAAGTAGGTTTGTCAGTTCGTCCAATGGCGCAAGCCGTGATGTCTGCTGGCGGGATGCTGCCAATGGTGGTCGATCCAGCCGTCAATTTGTACAACTTGGCAACCGGCTCAAACGTGCCAACCATGTCTCAGGCCATGCCAAGGACATTGACGGCCATGGGTTTCCCTGAGCCTGTGACGGCTCAAGAGCGTGTCGTGCAAGACATGTCAACAGCAGGCTACGGCGTTTCTGGCGCTGCCAACTTGGCACAGCGTGCCCTGCCTGCGGCCACATCGCAGACAGCGCAAGAGTTTTTGAAGATGATTGCAACCAACCCGCAAGCGCAGGCTGCTGCGGCCACTGCGGCCACTGCCGCTGGCGGCATGTTGCGCGAAGGCGGTGCAGGTCCATCCGCGCAGATGGGCGGTGCATTGCTGGCCGGTATGGTTGCGCCTGGCGGTCCAAAGCTGCCAATCACACAACGCGCCATTGCCGCACCAGCCACCATGGTTCAGCCGTTCACTCAGGCTGGCCGTGAGGTGATTGTCGGTAACGTATTGCGCAAGCTGGCGACAGAGCCAGACTTGGCGGCTTCACGTTTGGCGCAGGCCGAGCCACTTGTACCTGGTGTGCGTCCAACTACAGCCGCCACAGCATTTGATCCTGGCTTGGCATCAGCAGAGACGGCCATCAGGGCTTTGGATCAGTCTGGTGCATTTGCCACACGACTGTCTGCAAACCAGCAGGCATTGCTTGACGCATTCCGCAAAATCTCTGGCAAGCCTGGATCTGTGGCTGCGGCAGAGGCCAAGCGCACCGAGATCACACGCCCAATGCGTGAAGAGGCGTTTGCTGGTGTCACGGTTGACCCTGTGACGTTCCAGAGTGGCGTCAACTTGGTGGTGAACAGGGCTATTGATAACGTCATGTCAAGCCCTGTTGGCGTGCGCATGGACGTTGAGAGCGCCATGAAGTGGGCGACTGATCGAGTGGCAAGGGCGAAGACTCCCATGCAGTTGTATGAAATCCGCAAGGATTTGGCTGGCGCTGCTGGCGGCAAGTACAACCAAGAAAACCCAAGCCTTCGCCTTGCTGGCGGCCAACTGAAAGACGTGATCAAGGCTGTTGATGACGTCATTGACGCATCAGCGCCAGGCTTCAAAGCCTACATGGACAAGTATTCCAAGATGTCTGGCCCCATTGACCAGATGAAGATGCTTCAAGAGATTGAACGCAAGGTCACGACAGGCCAGCCAAATCTGATGACTGGTGAGCCTGTGCTGTCTGCTGGAAACCTGCGCCGCCAGTTGGCTAACAAGGCCGAAGAACTTGATATGAAGCTGTCTATCCCTGCGCAAACGCGCTTGGACAACATCATTGACGAGATAAATCGCGGTATGGCGTCCACAGCGCCAGGTGTGAGAGCGCCAGGCTCCAACACATTCCAGAACATGAGCATGGGCAACTTGATTGGCCGTGTCTTCTCTGAATCAATGGCCGACAACACGACACTGCGCACCATGACGCGCCCACTTGATTGGCTTTATAAACTGCCAGATCAGCAAGTTCAGCAGTTGCTGGTTGAGGCCATGTTGGACCCTAAGATGGCCGCCATGATGATGAGCAAGGCCAACATGATGAAGGTCGAGCCAGTGGCAAAATCATTGCGTCAGAAGGCTGAACAGCTTGGATTTGGTACAGCCGTTGGCGCGACACAGGCCGCTGATGATGTGCCGCCAGAACTTCGATTCCCATTAGATTGAGATAACACCATGGCAACAATGCGCCCCACACCCCGCAATGAGCTTTTGGGCTTGTTGTCTGACGCCTACCAGTGGATGCAGTCACCTGAACGCACCCAGCAGATGCAAGGCTTTGCTGGGTTGCTTGGTACGACTGGCGTGCCTCAGACCGTTGAGCGCATGGCGTATGGCGAGCCACTGACCAACATTGGCCGCGCCAATGTGCCATTGCTCAAGCCTGAGACTGCTGATGCCTTGATGACTGTTGCGCCAATAGCAAAGCCAGCGGCTGTGATGGCTGGTCGTACAGGTCGAGCAGTCGGACGCATGGCGGGTGAGGAGATCAATGCCGCCATGACTGGTCAGCCTACGAGGTCATTGCTTGGTCAGATTACGCCAAAGCCATTAAGAATGTCTGACACATCCTATCGTGGCTCTCATACTGCACCTGGTCCTGACTTTGGCGCACCACTATATGACTTAAGCCAGATGTACCCTGCTGATGTCTATTCTGAAAAGGCGGCTCAGTACTATGGCAGCGGCAATAAGAGGGCAGACATTGAAGCCTTCAATCTAGCCAAACGAGTTCGTGGAAATCCTGATGCTGAAATCACCATATATCGTGCAGTTCCTAAGAATGCCGACATTTCAAACATCAATGCTGGTGATTGGGTGACATTGACTAAGGATTACGCTAAGGGTCATGGTGAGTCTGTCTTGCGTGGTGACTACAAGATTCTGAGTCAAAAAGTCAAAGCCAAAGATTTATGGACCAATGCAGACTCCATTCAAGAGTTTGGCTATCAGCCGCAACAAACTGAAATTATCAGTAATCCTGGCCTACTCGACTGAGCCATAAAACGCAGCCACCAGCGGGTCGCGTTTAATCTTCCACTTCTTGGCCCTCTCCCGCGCCATCCTGAAGGCATGGTCATCGAGGGACTCTTTAGCTCTCCACTTGTCCAGCCTCTCTTTGGCCGTCAAGGGCTTTGGCCTGATGGCGTCAGAGCCGATGCCGTAGGCGTAGACCGCCACCCAGACAGTGCCAACCCTGCGCCACTCTGTGACGTACACCAAGCCAGATCTGCGCAGCTTGGCAACAAGTATCTGAGCCGACCGTTGGGTGCAGTAAGTCATGGCCGCCAGCTCATGCGCAGTCAAGCCTTGGCGCGTCAGCAGGTCAACGATGCGGGGCAGGCGCACTGATTTCATTTGGTGTCGCTGTGCTCGCGTCTGGCGTGCCTGTCAGCCTCTTCTTTACGCTGGAAATACTTGTTGCACTCAGTGCACCGCCACCAGGTTTGTTGCACCACGACAGTCTCTCTCTCGCGGTGCTGACCCTTGGTGCGGCCATAGAAGGTGCGGACTGGCTCAATCACTTTTTGGCTGCCTTTGCCAAAGAGTATGTCAGGACCGGCTTCTTCTTGCCAATGCCGTGATTCTTCTGCTGGGTTGCTGATGACTTCTTGCCAGCGATGTGCCTGCGCAGTGAGTCGTCAGTGCTGAAGATGGATGGTGTGCCATCGTTCCAATTGAATGCTGTCTTAGCGGTCATAGCCCCATTCCCTACATAGTTGTCTTGTTCGTTGTTTGAGTTTCTTCTTGTCGCAGATTTTGGCCTGCTGCCTCTCTATCATTTTCTCGCGCAATGTCAGAGGCTTTGGCGGCGCTGGGAACATCCCATTGACGCCGACCACCGCCATTGATGCGCAGATCAGGAGGCGAGAGATCATGCTGGCGTCTTCTCTTTTTTGCGTTTGCTTTGCAGCGGGTGCAGGCCAACTGTCTCGGTGTGCCTGATTTGCTCGCGGCGCTTTAAGCCATTGACCTTGCCATTGTTGATCTGAACAAGCTCCTTGTCCTTTGTCCAGATTGACGGCCCTGAGAAGTCAAATGCTGATTTTGGTTGCGTCATGTGTTCTTCTCCTCGGCAAAGCCGTTCTTTTGCTTGAGTTTGGCTTCAATGGCACGAATTGCTTGTCGTCTAGTTATGGAGTTTCGTTCAATATCAGCCACTTCCTCATCCGTCAGCCCCTGCCATGTGCGCTGTGGTGGGTGAGTGTAGAGGTCAATAATTCGTCTTGCCAAATCTCTGCGACTTCTTTTCCCGCCGCCTTCATCCCATTGAATGATGGTTTCGTAGACTGTTTCCAATGCCACAGGCTCTTGGCTTTCCAATTCTGCAATGGCTTGGCGCACTTTGTCTTTAATACCATCTGTATTCATAATCAAATGAGCGTGTTCGCCAGCATTTAACGCCTTAAGCGCCAGCTTCAATACTTCAATCATTGTTCTTCTCCTTGAGTGCATCAATACAGCTATCTGAATGAAATTTCACGATTGCCCAAGGGTCGATTGCATAATGCAATTCTGTTTGTGTCATAAGTTTCTTTATTCGTGTATTGCCAATCCACATTTCAACTCCCGCAAACGCCACAGGCTCCTGCGCTGGCTGTGCTGCGGGTGGGGTGGTGTAGAGGGGAATAGCAGTGACATCATTTGGCAATGCTGAATTTGCCTCTGGGTCTGTTCGTTCAAACCATACGGCTTGGCCTGATTCAAGACGCCACGCCACAGGCTCTTGCTCAATCTCTTGACCCAACCTCTGCACTTCATACATGGCGTGTTCTCTGATGGCTTGGCGACCTGCTTGGATGGCGGCATCTAGCTTTGAAAATGTCCCGCCAGTAATTCCCTGCAAAAGTCTGGTGATGTCTTCCAACGCCTCTGTCATTTGTTTCAATACTTCAATCATGCTTGTTCTCCAGATCTGGCTCTGATGGCTTTTGCTGTTTTTACTAACTGAGTCATTGCGCCCTGAATAAAACATTTTGCAATGTGTTCGTCATCGTCAAGTTCGTTTATGGCTTCTTGGTTTTGCAACATGGTTAAGTCACAAATCTTTGCACAGGCTTCACGTTCAATCGCAACCATCTTTTCACACATCAATGTCCAAGAAGCATTGGCTCTTGCGTTGGCTTTCTCTGTTGCTTTTTCTTCCACCAGTTTGGCAAAGGCTTCAAGGTTTTCAGGGCAAACCCAATGCAAGTCAAGTGCCTCATGCCCACATCCAGCCTGTCTAGCCATCTCAATAATTTCATCTTGTGTCATTCACTCTTCCCCTTGATGATTTTTTGCACCACTTCTTTGGTGGTGAAACGGTGCTCATTGGCGCACTGATAACGCCGATACACCTCATTGTTTGGCCGTGCCCTGGTCTCCAATGTGCTAACCCACTTATCGCAGACAGGACACTTCATTTGATCTCTGTCTTATCAAGCAAGAAGGCAATGAAGGCATAGACAACGCCAAACAAGATGGCGATGCCAAGAGCACCAAGCAAAACGAAGTTCAAGACTGTTTCCATAGTTTCAGCACCTTTGATTTGTGTTGCGGCTCCTCGACCTTGGGCGAGTTACCAAAGACAGGTTCCCATCCGCGCTTGCGCCATGTGGCTTGCACGTCAGCGCCTCGCGTTGGGGTAAATGCAGCGTCAAAGACGTGCAGGGTCGGCCAGACGATCTTCGTGCCAGCCGGTGGCGTCCAGTTCAAATCTCTTTTCATCGCTGCGCCCCCAAGAGTTCAATTTCAACCTCTTTGACGCGCTCTCTGAGGATCTGCACCTCGTGCTCCATCTCGCTGAGTTTCTTCTCCAAGCGCTCGCGGGTCATGTTTTCAGCGTGCACCCAGCCGATCATCGTGCCCTCTGTCACGGCCTTGCGTGCAAAGGTCTTGAAGTCTTCGCGGGACAGGAAGCCGCCACCTATTTCCATTGGCGGGGTAAATCTGCCGACTGCGCGGTCTATTTCGATCTGCATTTTTTCAGACATGTGTGTCTCCTTGTGTTGTTTCTCTGGCTTTCAACATTGCGTCTGCTAGTACATAGGCTTGCTCTGCCACCAACTTTGGTGTGTTTCCATCAGAAATACTCTTAAATATGTGCCCTGACTTCACAAAGGAAGCCGCAAAGTAATCACGCAAGGTCATGCCTTTTTCTTTTATTTGCGACCAATCGCCGCTTAGTGGAAATGCTGGTGGGTTGTTCATTCCCGCATCCCCGGTTGCTTTGTTGATGGCGGCGCGGACTTTCTTTTCGACGGCCTTGGCATTCATGTTTGATCCACTCAGCATGGCGTCTGCCAACTTCAGTGCTTCCAGCAGCTCAGGCGCGGCTGCGATCAGGCGGGCGTCATCAATCCGTGTGCCAACGCCATAGCCGGGTATCTGGCAGATCATCTTTGAATCGTGTCGAATAGCCAAGCCTTCTTGCCTACTCGCATCAACAAACCACGGCCCCGGTGTGTGTTTGTTCATTTCACTAACTCCTTAACGATCTCAACGATGAAGGGTGCGGCGATGATTGCGCCGACCAGAATGCCTTGGGCAAGTTCTTTGATGGTCATTCCTCATTCTCCTCTTCGCACAGCTCACAGCCAGGGTGATCTGGATCGCGGCAGTCGTGGTGGCTGGCAAGGTTGGCCTGATACCGGCGGCGGTGAAAGTCTTCGGTTCGCATGTAGTCAAGATCTGATTCGTCGAGTTGGTGGGGCATGATTGGTCCTTAAAAGTGGAGGCCGAAGCCTCCGAAAAAATTAGTAAATGTTGGCCTTACCGCGAGAGGCGTAAGAGGCGCAAACTGACTCCTCATAGCTTGCGTCTGCATCGTCTTGAAGGGCTTGCCACAATGCTTCGTCTTGTTCTGTCCACTGGTTGTTTGTTGTTTGTTCGTCCATGTTGCTCTCCTTGGTGTTGCGTTGTTGATGGGCGAATCATAAACGATTTGCACAAGTCGTCAACAACTATTATTTAATCCACACAAACTTGTCGGGTATTCATCCCCTACAATCTGCTTGCTGGTTATCTCCACCAGCAGTTGCCTTCGGGGGTTGGCGTGAGTCAGCCCCCTTTTTTCATCATATACTTGACCATCTTCACAAAACATGGTTAACATTCTACTCATGAAAGTTTCACAACAAGCAATCCACGACATCAAGTACAAGGCCGAGTCGGCTGGGTACAAGATGTCGGACGTCTGCCGAGTCGCAGAGATCGACCAGGCTCAAGTCTCGCGCTGGCTCAATGGCATCACAGAGCCACTCTACGGCAGCGTCATCAAGCTTGACCAAGCCGCTGACGCACTCATCTCGGCGCGTCTGAAGGTCATCAACCAAGCCATGGAAGATGCCGTCAAATGAGAGTAATCGGCATAGATCCTGGTCTCTCAGGCGCAATCGCAGTCATCAACGGCAATGACGACCTGATTATTTTCGATATGCCTACCATGACGGTGGAACGCAACGGCAAAGCCAAACGGCAAGTTTCTGCCACCGAGCTGGCGCACATTCTCAGCAGTGCCAAGAGTGATGACTGCCACGTCTTCGTGGAAAAGGTCAGCGCCATGGCCGGTCAGGGTGTCACCAGCGTATTCAGCTTTGGCCGTTCATTCGGCATGATCGAGGGCATCTTGGCGGCTTTGCACATGCCTGTGACCTATGTGGCGCCAGCCACTTGGGTGAAGGCCGTGCACCGTGGCGCAGGCAAAGATGCCAGCCGTCAACGCGCCATGGAGCTGTTTCCCAACAACCAGGCCGATTTCAAACGAGTCAAAGATGACGGCAGGTCGGATGCGGCTTTGATCGCCTATTGGGGGAAGCACCATGCATGACCCATTCAAGATCACAGAGCCAACCTGCATCAGCTTCAGCGGTGGCCGGACCAGCGCCTACATGCTGTGGCGTGTCTTGCAGTCCCATGGCGGCACATTGCCACCAGAGGCCATCGTCTGCTTCGCCAACACTGGCAAGGAAGACGAGGCCACGTTGAAGTTTGTGCAGGACTGCGGCCAGCGGTGGGGTGTAGACATCCATTGGCTGGAGTTCCGCGATGCTGACCCAGCATTTGAGCGCGTCACATTTGAAACCGCCAGCAGGGATGGCGAGCCGTTTGAAGCACTCATCAAGAAGCGTAATTACTTGCCAAACCCTGTGACCAGGTTCTGCACTGCCGAGTTGAAGATCCGCACCATCCACAAATACTTGAAGTCACTGGGCTGGGATCACAACGAAAAAATGGACTGGGTCGGGATGCGCGCAGATGAACAACGCAGGGCCGCCAAGATTGAAGACAAGTCAAGGATTCCCCTTGTCACGGCTGGCGTGACCAAAGAAACAGTTGGCGAATTCTGGAAAAACCAGCCATTTGACTTGGAATTACCCAACATCAATGGTGTGACTTATCACGGCAATTGCGATTTGTGTTTTTTAAAAGGCGGTGCTCAAGTGTTATCTCTAATTGCGGAAAAACCAGAGCGAGGTATCTGGTGGGCAAAAATGGAGGCGTTGGCGTTGGCGTTGGCGTCCAAGCCAAGCGGTGCGGTGTTTCGTTCCGACCGCCCATCGTA